ATCAGATAAAGGCTCTAATAACCAATCTCCTTTAGATCCATTAGCATCTTCTACATCTTCTGCACTGTAAATACCGGCCATTGAAGCATCTTTTGTGTATCCTGCGCAACTTGTAAGCCAATAAACAGGTTCAACCCATCTAAAATAACCCTCTCCGTCATTGCTGGCGCGGCTTCTTTTTAGGCAAATTATTCGGTAATATCGCATCATAACCATGCTTCTCGGAGAGGTTGTATATATATAATATTATTTGAAAGGCTAAAAGGTGAGCATTTAGGCGAAACTTCATAGAGAGGTCGGCTCCTTGTAGGGACATAGGCGCGTCAAGACCTAATAGAAGTCGGTATGGTTAGGAGGTCCCTGATGGCCTGTTTACGCCTTCGGCGAAAGGGATTAGGACTAAGTACCGGCTATTCATCCGAGATTTATGGCAAAGAGTGATTCTTTCTTTATTAGGGCAATAGCATCTTGTGGAACGGCAGCATTAGGAGGAGAGCAACAAACGATAGATCTCGGAAGTTTTGTCAACCTCGGGGTTACAAAATCCACAATTATGCGCATTCATAATATCGCAGTACAGTGGGCGGTTAATGGAAATGTAACAGAAGTTTTTGCTATGGCCGCTGATGGTTGTGACAAAGTAGCATTTCAATTAACCACACAGTCCCAAAGTGATATGGTTAATGCAACTGATAAGTCATTAATATCAAGTGGATCATTACAAGCTTACTTAGTAGGTGGTACAGCCGGAGAGTTAACAGGCATTACTCAAGACCTAGATGTATCTCCTCAAGATTGGCAGAACGGATATTTGGTAGCTGTGGACTCATTATTTTTGCGAGTTAAAAGAGAATCTACATCCACTGCCGGTATAAATGATTCAGTTTCATGTGCAATTGTTATCGAATGCACTCTTGAGAATGCATCACAGGCATCGGCATTAGCTCTTAGTTTGTCACAATTCTGAGGTCATTAATATGACACTCAAGGTTGAAGGAACGCTCGACGAACTAATGGAACTGTTCGGAGATACTAGAAGTGCAATACGATCTGGTAAAAAATCAATCCGATCAGCGAAGAAAGTAGTTAGTAAAGTTAAGCGCCCACTCAACTCATGGCAGAAATATCTGAAAGCAAACAAAAATAAGTTTAGAATCAAGTCCGGTAAAAGGAAGAATCAAATAGATTTTGCTAAGGCATCAAGGGCATTCAAAAGAACTCCGGCAGGTAAGAAGGTGAAAAGATGAATCTATTGACACTAAGAGGTAAGGTATTAGCAGGAACGGTATCAAGGATAACGCTCTTTGACGGGAAATTCACGACCGCGTATAAATTAAAGTCCTTTACAATAGCACCACAAGATATTACAACTTCTGAAAATGTAATGATGAAAATAATGACAGAAGAAGAAGGTCATGCTATTGGTTGGTTTTGGGCAAAGCAAACCGAGATAGGATGGGCAATTTTTGATAGAGCTACATCAGTATCTCCGGGTGAATACAATAGAGTAGATCGAGATGCTTTAATTGTTGAGGATTTATACCTAGATTGCACAGCCGATTCAGGCGAATATGTAAATTATATGATTGAATTAGAAAAAGTAAACGTTTCTGAATTTATTGGGGCATTAGCCATGGTAAGGAATAATAGTCAAGATGTCTGATGATGAAGATGAACCTTACAAAGAGGAAATAAATAAAGTCCTAGATTTATCTAAATTTGCAATCATAGCTCTTCTTGTAATAAGTGGTGTAATTGGGTCAGAGTTTTTACTCTAAACAAACTTGACAATTAACCTGGTCTTTGAATCCCATAAAATACCTTGCACAAGTAGGACAATTTTTCAGATATTTCATTTACTCATCCTTCTGATGATGAAGATAATCATGTTGCATTGCATATTTGTATAGAATGTCTTCAGCACTAATGTTCACATCATCCAATAAGAGCTTTAGATTTGCTTCCAAATATTCCCACCTAGATCTAAGAATGTTTCTTTGAATAGAAACTGCTTCCAAACGAGCGACCTGTGCGTTGTACTCAGTCATGGCACGACTTATTTTTACTGATGCAGACCTTGTGGCCGACCATTCCTTGTATAAATTATATGCTTCTTGAGTTAAAGTTGCAGAGACCAGGTGACTCATTCATCTCCCTCCTCACAGTCGCAACGATCTAAACCGTTTCTTCCTATATGATATATTAGGGATTTACAGTCAGCACATAAATGAAGTTTTATCCAATTCATTTAAGCACCAAACCCATTTGGCAATCTTTCCGGCATTTCAAAAGGTTCATTTCCTGTTAATGGAGGTAAATCATTCGCTTCTCTAAGTTCTTTATCAGATAAAGGCTCTAATAACCAATCTCCTTTAGATCCATTAGCATCTTCTACATCTTCTGCACTGTAAATACCGGCCATTGAAGCATCTTTTGTGTATCCTGCGCAACTTGTAAGCCAATA